ATTAAAAGAGGACGATTTGCCAAAAGATGACATTCAACGTGTTCCAAATTATAAAAGTAAACTTAAAGTACCAGACGCATTAGTTTTGGCTATGAGAAAATATGGAGTTGGTAAAACACCATTGGAAAGAGCACATTTTTTAGCACAAACAAACCACGAATCAGGTAATTTTATATATAAAGAAGAAATAGCATCAGGAAAAGCATACGAAGGAAGGAAAGATTTAGGTAACACTCAGGCCGGCGATGGTGTTCGTTATAAAGGAAGGGGATATATACAACTGACAGGTAGAGCAAATTATAACAAATATGGACCAATTGCAGGGGCTGACTTTGTTGGAAATCCAACAGCCGTAGCTACAAAATATTATGCAGATACTGCTTGTTTATTCTGGAAATCAAATAGATTAGGTGCTAAATGTGTAGATTCTTCTACCACAACAATCAAAGTGGTAACAAAACGTATCAATGGTGGATATAATGGATTAGACGATAGAATTAAAAAATTCACATTATATTGGACAGATTTACAAAAAGATAACACTCTTTGGGCTTAAATCCCAAAAATAATCAATTCAAATATTTATAAACATACAAATAAGGACATATGAATACTGAGAAATTATTACAAGCCATTCAAATCCTAATTAAAGAGGAATTAAAAGAGCAATTACCTGCTTTAATTAAGGAAGGTGTGAAGGCTGAAATGAAAAAAATGTTAGCAGAAGGAAAACAGTCAACTAAACCACAGCCAATTGGGTTATCAATGGCTAAAGCTATTTTAGAAGATGATTCCGTTATAGAATCGGTTAAAGAAAAATTACCGCAAAAAACTTTTAGTAAAAATCCAATGATTAATCAAATACTAAATGAAACAAGAGGTGGAATTCCACAAGGTGATGGTGGGTTTAGAACTATGAATTTTGGACAAGGTGATATGGGTTCAATTGTGGGTAGAACTGCAATAGCAGATAAAATGGGTTATGGAGATTTAGCTAGAGGACCACAGCCAACTGGATTGGGTGTAAATACTGGAGTAGCTGAAATTGATAAAGCATTGAATAGAGATTATTCTGAACTTGTAAAAAGATTTAAAAAGAAATAATGGCAATTGTACTAGGTAAAAAGTTAGTTTTAGATACAGCGCAATTTAAAGATTACGCGATAGGAATAACTTTGCCTATACAAATATCTGATGTAGCATTTAATCAATCTTTCACTACAACCGAACAAGTACGTTCAAATATAAAAAGTTTACTACTTACAAAGAAATATGAAAGAGTGATGCAGCCTGATTTAGGAAGTGGTTTTCAAGAATTGTTATTTGAACAAAATACTGATGATTTTGCAGAAAGACTAGAAGCAACTATAAATGATACTATGGCCAAATGGTTACCGTATGTTTCGGTTGAAGAAATAGAAGTTGAACAATCTGATGCGTTAAAAGATAGTAATTCCGTAAATGTTTCAATAAAATTTAGAGTTGGAGAAACACCGTCTTTAGATGTAGTAACCTTTAATGTACAGGCTTAAAAATTATGGCAATAAAAAGTATAAATAAAAATTTTAAAAATAAGGGTAAAGATATTAAATATCTGAATAAAGACTTTGCGGGATTTAGAGATAATTTAATTGATTTTACAAAAACTTATTTTCCTAGAACATACAATGATTTTAATGAAACATCGCCTGGAATGATGTTCATTGAATTAGCATCTTATGTTGGTGATGTTTTGGGATATTATATAGATGATACATTAAAGGAATCCCTATTACCTTATGCGGAAGATGAAAAAAGTGTAATAGCTCTTTCTCAATTTTTAGGATATAAACCAAAAGTGTCATTTCCAGCAATAACAACCATATCGGTTTATCAATTATTACCATCAATTGGAACTGGACTTAATAACAAACCGGATGAGAGATTTTATTTGAGAATAAAAGAAGGATTGGTTTTACAATCAAATAACGGTACACAATTTAGAACAACCGATAGAGTTGATTTTAATGATGAATCCGATAGAGAGATTACAATATATCAAAGAGATGTAAATACTGGTGAAGCAACTTTTTATTTGGTTAAAAAATTAGTCCAAGCAATATCGGCTACAATAAAAACAAAAGAAGTAACTTTTTCAAATTATCAACCTTTTCAAACCATAGATATAGATGATACTAATATAGTACAAATATACGATGTAAGAGATTCTAATAATAATAAATGGTATGAAGTACCTTATTTGGCGCAAGAAATGGTATTTGTAGATAAGCCAAATGATGAACTAAACGATCCAGATTTGTATCAGTTTAAATCGACCGTGCCATATGTGTTAAAAACTTTAAAAACTCCAAGAAGGTTTGTTGCTAAAGTAAATGAAGATAAAACAACTACAATACAATTTGGTGCCGGTGATTCATCCGCATCTGATGAATTATTAATTCCAAATCTTAAAAACGTTGGATTGGGATTACCAAATTCCATTAGTAGATTGGAAGAAGCATATGACCCAACGAATTTCTTAAAAACAAAAACATATGGAACATCGCCATCAAATACAACAATGACTGTTAGTTATTATGTAGGTGGTGGAAATGCATCCAATGTTGCTAAAGGAACTATTACTAGAATTGTTGGTATAGAGTATGAAGAAGATTTAACTTCTTTAAATGTAGCTGAATTGGGATTATATAATGCGGCAAAAGCTTCGTTGGCAATCGATAATGAAATACCAGCGGTAGGTGGTAGAGATGGTGAAACAATTGAGGAAATAAGACAAAACGCATTAGCTAATTTTGGGGCACAGAATAGAGCAGTTACTGCAAAAGATTATCAAGTAAGAGCTTTATCAATGCCGCCAAAATATGGTTCGGTAGCGAAATCATTCGCAATTGCAGATGGTACATTGGATAATAATTCCCCTGCTTCGATATTGGCATCACCAAATGTATTACAAGAATTTACCGATTTAGTAATGAGTTTTGTAAATAAACCTGATTCAGATGAACCAACAGCTGCAACTGTTAAAAACGAACTTCAAAACTTTTTAATAGGTAAAAAAGGAAATATAGACGAAAAAAACAATCCATTTGCAATCAATTTATATTTGTTAGGATATGATGTGAATGGGCATTTAACAGGATTAAGTAGAGGTGTTAAGGAAAATCTTAAAACATATATGAATGAATATAGGATGCTTACAGATGGTGTTAATGTGTTAGATGGATTTGTTATAAATATCGGTATTGATTTTGAAGTTAGTGCGTATGAAAATTACAACAAATCAGAAATTATCACAAAATGCATATCCGAATTAAAAGGATATTTTGACGTGAATAATTGGACATTTAACCAAACTATTAATTTGAGCGAAGTAGAATTATTAATTGCAAATATTGAAGGAGTATCCTCAGTTCCGATGTTAAAAATTACAAATAAGTGTGGTGGACGATATTCTACTAATTCTTATAATATAGAAGCGGCAACAAAAGATAAGATAGTATATCCATCTTTAGACCCCTCGGTTTTCGAAATTAAATATCCCGATACGGACATTAAAGGTAGAGTAAGATAATGGCATACTATTTTTTAACAGCATCAAAAGATGCATCGGTATATCTTCAACAACCAAATCAAAACACTGGTTTAGATGAAGTAATGGAGATTGGTAAAGTGTATTATGGAAACATAAAAGATATTTCCAGAGCACTTATTAAATTTGAAATAGGATATATATCACAATCTCTTTCACAAGGTTCAATACAAATGAAGGAGGCTGAGTTAATTTTAAAAGAAACTCAAAGTGAAGAAATACCATTGGAATATACATTGTATGCGTATCCTGTTTCTCAAAGCTGGGAAATGGGAATCGGTAGTAGATTTGATAACGTATCAACCGCCGGTGTAACATGGAATTATAGAGAAGGAGATAGTAAATTAGATTGGTTAATAAATACACTAGAAGCTGGTTCGGATTCAAACCCAAACAATGGCACAGGTGGTACTTGGTACACATCATATGGTTCAACTCAGGCATTTAATTACCAAACTGCTGATATTCAGATGGATATTACAAATATGGTAAGAGCTTGGATTAGTGGTTCAATAACGAATGATGGGTTAATAATAAAACATTCGGATGCTAGAGAAAATAACACACAAGATTACGGAATAGTAAGAGTTTTTAGTAAAGAAACAAATACAATATATCAACCAAAAATTAGAATAGGTTGGGATGACCAATCATTTGTAACCGGCTCATTAACAGCATTGACAGCCGATGATATAAAAGTTGGTGTTACTAATTTTAAGAAAGAATATAAAATAGGTACAACTCCAAAAATAAAATTGTTTGGTAGAGAATTATATCCGTTAAAAACATTTGCTAATAAATTTTCTTATAATACTACAAAATATTTACCAACATCATCTTATTATCAAATAAGAGATTTTGCATCGAATGATATTATAATACCATTTGGTGATTATTCAAAAATAAGTTGCGATGAAAGTGGTAATTATATAAATTTAAATTTATCAAATTGGGAAGCTGGTAGAGTATATAAAATTGAATTTAAAGTAGATTTGAACGGTGGTGTTCAATACTTTGATGATGATATAACATTTAGTATTGTAAAAAATTAAAATGACAAAGAAAGGTTTACAAAACGAAAGTAAGATTAGTGAAATATTACAGAGTGGTTCTTTGGCTATAAAAACAAAGAACAATTTTGGCGTACACCTTTTTGATGCAAAAGATAATGAAGATGGTATTGTTACTGGTAAATTAACAAAACCAAAATATAATGTTGGTGAAATATTAAAATCGGTTGATACTACAATTATTGAACTTTTACCAATATCTGCTCCTGAACTACCTGATACCGTATTGAGGGTTATATATAATGAAGCATTAGCTGAAATTGCCGCAAGAGATGTGACAATTGAAGGATTGAATAAGAGTATTTTAGATTTAAGAGCTAAAGTAAAAGAATTGGAAATTGTTTCTCAAAGTTTGAGAGTAGAATTAGATGGTAGTTTATTAAATGTGGCAGTAGCACAAAATGAAACACAACAATCTACAACAAAAATATCTAGTACGGTTGTAGAACTCCAAAACGCAATTCAAAGAGCAACCGCAGAATCTATTCAAAGAGTTTCTTTATTTGCTAGAGTACAATCTTTAACACAAGAGGTTGATAATCTTAGAGAACAATTATATGGTAAACAATCTAAGATAGATGCTGGTGCAAAAGTAACTGATGATTTTTCTGCAAAAGTTGTTAATATAAGTGATGCTAAATTCCCTGATTTAACATTTAGAGCTAGAGCAAAAGATGATGGTAGAGGTAACTGGATTAATGGTCCTGAAATAGAAGTATCGAACTTTACCGATGCGGTAGTTAATCTAACATTCTCACAGGATGGCGAAATCAATGGAATATTTAATTCAATATCTTCACAAACATTAGGTAAGGGTGAAACTAAAAAAATAACAATATCAACCAATGCTGGTAAGATTGATGGATATAAACCTAAATCCGGATTTGGATTTACAGGTGATACCGAATATAAGGGCAATGTTATTATTAAATCACCTAAAGGTACAATAAACATTCCTGTATCATTGCAAAAAATGAGAGGAAATCAATGGAGCGGTTAAAAATAGAATATGGCAATTAAGAATATAAAAGAAATCATTAAAAACAAAGGATACTTTGTTGAGCAAAACGATAGAAAAATCTTCGAAGAAGGAGATTTGCAATCGTTTTTTGGATTTGGTGATAAGGATGCCATTGAATTTATTGTGTATGATGTGAATGATAATCAATTACCACAAGCCGATGGAAATTTAGTTAGATATATCCCAATGACCTCTCAAAATATAAATGATTATATTCTTATACCGGAAGGAACTGTATTTCAACAATATAATTTACCAAAAGAATACTTTATTGATGCGGAAAGATTATTAAGAGAAGCGGGATATAATAATGGTATTTTTAAAACACAATTTACTTTACTAAATAAAAGAGTTGGAAGTGAAAAAGAATACGATAGATTATGGATTCAAGAAATATCTCCATCTAGAACTGAAGTTAGATTAGTACCATTAAAAAAAGACGGAAAAGTTGATAAAAAATTACAAGAAAGACTTGATATTTTTATTAACAACGGAGATTTTAGAGATGATACCGAATACTATGCATACACTGCTGTAAGTGCAATAAATCCAAATATAATTGATTCTTTTTTAGGACAAAAATATGGAAATTCTTTTGTAGAAAAACTTATAAAAGAATACAATATCGGAAACTTAGATGTTCTTTCTGGTAAAATATATTCTAAATTTATTGAAGCATCTACATATGAGTTTCAAAATAGAATATCAGATATTAATAATGCAAATTACGGAAAATATAAACCAACGGAACAAGAAGCACAATTATCAAAAAATGATATTATAAATCTTTGTAAAAAAATATTAGTTCAAATTATAAATTTTTATTTATATAAACCAAATGTATCTACAACAGCTACAATAATATCTGAAACTGATAGTAGTCAGGATGTAGTTAATAAGATACTACAATCGTATGATGCATCTACAACATATAATACCGCTTCTCCTGCAATAGAAAGGGCGGAACAACAAAAAGCTATTTTAACAAGAAAAGAATTAGAATACAAAAAAGAAGCAGAAAAAGAATCACCATATCCTGCAAAAGATATTTTAATAGAATATAAATGTATTGGATTTGACCAATATGGGGTGTACCATGATGGTGCTGGTGGAACGTATGAAAAATTAGTTGAAACAAATTCTTTATCATGTGGTTATACTCCACCAGGTGATGGACAGAGTGGAAGTGATGGTTTTGGTGGCGGCTCTGGCGGCGGCTCTGGTGGCGGTGGTGGGTTCGATTACTTCGAAAGAGGCGGTGGGTATGGTAGAGAGCAAGTTTTTGAAAGAGATATGGCTCAAAGAGAAAATATACAATAATGGCAAGAGAATATAAAGAAGATCCAGGCAATGACCTATCACAGGAGTTTACCGATGATAGTTTATATAGCGACAATTTAGGCGGCGGACCTCCTGTGGGCGGTGGTGGCGGTGGCGGAAGCATACCTGGTACTGATACTATTATTCCAATTAACACAGAGCCATCTGGAGAACTTAATGATGATTATCAAATTATTATTGCAGTATCTGCAAACCAAACATCAAATATTCTTGTAAACGGCGATTTAACTTATAAGCAGACAAACAATAAACTTATTTTTAAAATAAGTGAAATTGTTGGTTCTGAAAAAACAATTACTATTTCAAAAGATGGGTATAAAACGGATGAGAGATATGTAATCGATATAGTATTAAATCCATTTTTTTCCGAAGCACAGTTGGAATCCATAAAACAAAACTATGGTTATAAACTACAAGATTTATTTAATAACATAGTCGAAGCACCAACTGAAAAATATTATTCTACAACAAAATTATTTGTACCTAGAGTTAGAAAATTTATAGGAAGTACACAAGTAGAATTTCCAAATATAGTAAATGAAACGGCATTTTCTATTGAATTTGATATAAAGCAATCGGTAATAGTACCCGATGATGATACTAAGGTATATTATGAATACGTTGTGATTAGAAGTGGAATACCCGCTAAATATGAAGATAGTATTATAACTTTTAAAGGAGCTAATGGACAAATACAACAAATACAAACTGCCACAGTTGGCACTTCTACTAAAGTTTGTGCGGAAGAAATCTCGTGGGGCGGTCTTGGAAAGGATTTATACTCAAAATCACAGGTAGGTATTTGTACACCTGGCGGTGGTGATACTGGTGGTGATACTGGTGGTGATACTGGTGGCGGCGGTGATACTGGTCGCGGTGGAGACACCGGTGGGGGTACAACAACTACAACAAGACCTAAAATTGATTTAACATTTGAAGGACCATCAGATGTAATCGAAGCAATATTCGCTGAAGCGGCTATTAGTTTTAGAAGAATAGCAGATTCTGATAGAAAAGTAATATTAGCTAATAGTGTAAAAGAACTAGTATTTCCTGAATTGGCAAGAACGGTTGAATTTGCAACAAAAGATAATAACAATTATAGAATTCGTCAAATAGTTGTAAAAGGTGAAGGGTTGGTTGAAGAAATATTAACAGCAACACAGCCGTTCGAATCAATCACCACAAAAATATCAGGTGATAGAAATTATAAAGTTTCAATTTTTGCAGAACAAATATTCATTCCACAGGTTGAAGTTCCTATAATCTCATTTTACAATGATGGTGAAAAGGTAATTAATAAAAATTCTATAACATCAGGTGATGCAAAATTTGGTGTTGGAATTAATATAAGTCAAAATACTTCAAAGATTAAATATTTTATTGGTGATAAATCATTTGAGGCTATAATTGATGTTTTTGCATCTCCGTTTTTAGTTCAAATACCTGTAAACGTTTTTGAAAACTTAGGAAAATATAAAGTAATATTTGTAGGAAATAATCAAAGTGGAGATTCCAATTCAATTGAAACATATATAAATGTAGTAAATGAAATTTATGTTGGAACACCGGATGTTAGAAATATTGTTTATCCTAAAACAATAAAAGGTGCAGACTATAAAGGATTGGATGTTGATTTTGAAATTGCGTATGATGTAATAGACACTACGGTGGTTAGAATTTATAAAGATGGTAGTGATAAATTCATAGAAGCAAGTCCTGTTGATACAACAACGATTCGTAATAGTGGGCCGGCTAATACGCAACCTTTTAATTTTAAAAGATTATATGAATTAGAGGGTAACAATGTAGAACAAGATAATACAATTGCAATAACATTGCATTTGATACCTTATAATTTAAGTGGTAAAGATCCTGTTATCGGAAAAAAAGAATCGATAACAGTTACTTTGAATAAATCTGATTTAGAAATACCCAGAGAAGTAGCAATCAGTAGATTAACTGAAGCATTTGTAAATCAATTTAATTTAAAAGATGTTAAGGATGAAACTTCAAAACATTTAACGCACTTTTTACATTTAGGAGATGCTGATAATAAACTAATCTCAAATTGGGTTGGAGATAGAGGTTCTTTGATTTTAAAATTATACGAACCAATATCAACTGCAACACAACCAAACCAGCAAGTTTTTATTTCTAAAATACAATCAAATCCTATTGTTGAAACAATAACAATTACGGGAATTGATGAAGACCTTTGTCCTCCATTAAAAGGACCAAACTTTTCTTTAAATCCCGATAATGGTATTGGATATAGATATTTCGAAGAACTTACCGCAAGTGGTTCTTTAACTTCAAACGATATTGTTGTTAAGTATTTAGATACAAATGGTATAGATACTTCTAAATTGAATATACAATATGTAAGTAGTTCATTCTATACGTTTGAAAACTTTATACACTATGGTTCTGCAGAAGAAAAAGTAAATAACTTTTTTTATAAAATGCAGTTATTAGAACAATACACTGCAAAGTATCAAGAATTAATACAACCAACATATAGTCCACCACCAGGACCAATTTTGACTGAAGATGGGTATAAGGTAATAACTGAAGATGGATTTTTTAATGTTATATATGAAACATTTGTATATCAAACTGTTGTTAGCGGAACTGAAGCAAAAAAATTATTAATTGTAATTAACGAATTACTTTCTGGATTTGATGGATTTGAGAAGTGGTTATACAGTACGGTAAATAATTTAGCGTATCCAAAAACATTAACAACTACTATATTTGGAGGACAAATATACGTCATAAATCCAACAACAGATGCGTCTGTAATTGCTTGGTATAATGCATTAATTGCAGAAGCATCAGAATATGATAAATACAACGCAAACTATTTAGTAAACAACATACCTGAATTCATAACAAGAGATGTAGATAATTCTGAATTTATTCTTTTCTTAGATATGATAGGGTCACACTTTGATATTTTGTGGTCTTATATTAATGGTATTAATAGATTAAAAAATGTAAACGAAAATTCAGAATTAGGTGTACCGGATTCTTTAATATGGTATCTATTAGAATCTTTAGGATGGAAAGGAAAACGAGCATATGATTCTCAATTTCTTTGGGAATATGCATTTGGTACATATCAAGATGGAACTCCAAAGTATTCAATGTCTTTAGAAGAAGCGAATAATAAAATTTGGAGAAGAATTTTAAATAACTTACCTTATTTGTTAAAACATAAAGGTACGTCTAGAGCACTTAAAGCTGTAATGGCGTGTTATGGTGTTCCACAATCTATGTTGACGATAATGGAGTTTGGTGGGCCACAAAATCCTTCGGAAAACGGTTCTACTAAATTTACATTTGATGATAGAACGGCTGCTATAAATTTACAACCATCATCATCAATATTAATTCCTTGGCATGAAACAAATGGTGCATATCCAAACGCAATAGAATTTAGAATTAAACCTGATGTTGTAAAAACAACTCATATAATTTCTTCTTCTGCATTTGAATTATATATTCAACAAACAACCGGCTCAAAAGCGAAATTAGAATTTAATTTAGGAAGCGGACAGACTTCACCTTATTTTGAAATAACATCATCAGGAAATGAATACATCACAGCATCCGTTGTTTATGTAGAGGGGCCATCTCAAAATACCGCATCTTTAGATTTTCCATTATCAACTGAAGAATATAGTAATATATTAATAAATAAAAATGATTATGGACCTAGTTATTCTTTATATGAAATTTTATTAGCAACTACAAACGGTGAAAGAATAACCACATATGTTAGTATGTCTATTTTGGCATCACCAAGTGATTGGAGTGGTTCTCAATTATCAATTGGTAATGATTTTGATGGTATGGTGGATGAGTTTCGTTTATGGAGAGTTCCTTTGCAACCATCTAAATTTCAAAACCACGCTTTACATCCGGATGCTATAAATGGTAACTCATATACGGCATCAACTGCTGATTTATTATTCCGTTTAGATTTTGAATATCCAAAAGATAGAGTTGCCGATATTGGAATTAAAAACGTAGCTATTAACGAAACATATGGCGAACCATTTGCATCAGCGAGTAATATGTATTCGGCTCCAACATATCCATATCAATATGTACCATATGATAGAACTGTAACTGCTACCGTACCATCTATGGGATTAAGTTATTCAAATAAAATAAGATTTGAAGAACAAACATTAGTAACTGATTTATCATATAAAACAAGAGCAACTAAAAAATCGTTTGATAGAGCTCCTATTGATTCATCTCGTTTGGGATTATTCTTCTCTCCAATTAAGGAGTTGAATATGGATATATTAAAAGCATTTGGTGATTTTAATATCGATAACTATATTGGTGACCCGTCAGATGAGTTTAAAGATAATTACTCAGAGCTTAAAGATTTAAGAGAATATTATTTCGATAGATTGGATAGAAACATTTACGAATATATTAATTTGGTAAAATATATTGATAAATCTTTATTCGATGTATTGGCAGATTTAACACCTGCAAGAGCAAAAGTTTCTAAAGGGTTATTAATAGAACCGCATTATTTGGAAAGAAATAAAATTAAATTTACAAAACCAACAGCTGAGAATTTTTATAAAGAATCAAACATTGATACCAGAGATAATATAGATATAATTTCATCGTACAATGTACGCACTGGTGTATTGGATGTATTAGAAGATACTGAATTATCATCAAATAGAAACGATTATGAAACTCAATTAGACGTAATAAATTTTGATTTAGATAGTGATAATGTATCATACGAAACAATTATAAATCCTATCAAAACGGAATTGTTTGAAGCAACTGCACCGTTTTACGAAGCATCGATACAAGTACCAACGGGTAGTAGTTTGACGGGTGAAGCGGATTCATTTACATTTGAAGCAATTGGAATGGATAAAAATTCATTATCAAATTTAGGATTTGGATTGTATGGTGAAAGAGGAGTTGGTATATTCAAATATTATGATATATTTGGTAATTATACGTCTAGTAGACAAAACATATATGCGGTTACGGAAAGAAGATATAAAAAAGTATCAACACAAGTAAGTGGATACCCAACTGGTTCTGGTCCAGTTAGATATGAAAATAAATTAGTTCCACAATATGAAACAAAAGTATCACTTCTACCTTTTAGTGGAAGTATTACATATGGTTCAAATACAATTGAGGTAATAGCATTAGATGGATATTTTCCTACTCACTATAAATTTGTGAATAATTTATCGGAAGGTATGCAACGTTCATTCTTCAAAGGGTCTTTACAGGATTCTACAACCACACCGGACGGATTAGACCCGGTTGAAACATTTATTACCAATCCTAACATTCTTAGAGTGGCTAAGACAGGTAGAGGTAGTGGTGAACCAATACTTGAGGTTGACTAATTTGAAAAAACTAAATAGTTATATTTATAGAATATAGAATAAAAACAAATTAAAATGGGATATTTAGACAATACATCGATTACGGTAGATGCTATTCTTACCAAAAAAGGTAGACAAAAATTGGCATCTGGCCAAAGACTTGACATTTCCAAATTCGCTTTGGGGGATGATGAGATAGATTATACGCTTTATGAACCAGCGCATCCAAAAGGTTCTGCATATTATGATTCTGCAATTAGAGCTATTCCTATTACGGAAGCTACTTCAGATGAAACACAGGCTTTGAGATATAAACTAGTAACACTTCCAAAAGGAACTACACAAATTCCTGTTGTAAGTTTTGGAATTAGTTCAGTATCTGCATATCAATATGAAGGTGCTGTGGGATTAATACCAACAACTTCACCTGCTGGAAATGCAAATGCGGGATATACTATGGTATTAGCTGATAGAAATGCTGGAACGTTAAGAGCTACTAGAAACGCAACATCTGCAGCAACAATTCCACCATTCTTAGGAGAAGAAGTAGCGGCAACAGCACAAGTTGTTACCGGATTAGCGTTTGAGTTTACACCGAATGGTCAATTAACATTTGGAGTATCAACAACAATTACAGTTTATGGTAATGAAACCGGTGGTTCTCAAACTATCCCTGTAACAATTACATATAGACAAGTATAAAGATAAAAAAATAATATAAAATATGGCAACAATAAATGACCCAATTATTACCGAACAGATACGAAGTTTAGCCGCGGCCGGTACTGTTGATGTAAATAGATTGGTACAAATAGTAAACTCAGGACTACAACCAGCGGAACAAATTGTTACCGGAGTTGGGGCTACAACAGGTATATTCAAAAAATTTGGTCAATTCGATAGAGTAGATGCAAAAATTGAAATTGTAACTACTGGAATTTGGAGTGGTGATGCGGGTTCAATGACTACATTCTTCACATCTTCTGAGCAAGTTGTTGAAGCAAGTGCGGAATATTACTATAACGTATATAGTTATAATCCACAAATATCATCTTCAGCAGAAGCACAATACGCAATAGCGTATGGACACGTTGATGGAAGTGGTTCTATGTTATTATCACAAAATGATGATTCGAAGCAAGCTACTAAAGCAACTTACGCACAATATAGAACTTTATTATTAGATGACCCAACCGCAAAATTCAAATTTGAAAATAGCGCAGGAGTTGCAATTGAAACAAATGATGTATATGTTATCAACGTAAATAGAGCAAGATATAGAGAAGAAATGGATGCAGGTAACTGGTCATTAGCAGTTTCTGGTTCTAATGGATTGGTAACGTTTGTAGATGATAGTGGTAAGAAATTTGGTGATACTTTAGGAAAAGCTGGTAGAGTGTTCAAAGTAGCAGAAGGAGCTTTGAATTTAGGAACTCAATCGGATACTACAATTAATTCATATACTGCATCGAATGGTTTAGGATATGGATTGTTCTATCCAGATAGAGGTATTATAGTATTAAATCCAGCAGCAATCGGTAATAAGATTGGTAACGTATGGAATGAAGCATTCCAAACCGTAGGTACACTTACACCATCGTACTCAACCGCAGCTGAGCAATATAATCAAAAAAGATTATATTACGCAATTAAAGCTGGTGGTGATTTTGAAGCAAGAAGAACTGAAAGAATATCAACACAACATTATTTTGTAAGAGCTAATAATAGAGAGTTCAACTACTCTAACAACCCTACATATATTGATTCCGATGGATTCTTTACAGAATCTTCATTTGAAACTGACCCACAAACTTATATCACAACCGTAGGATTGTTAAATGATTCGAATGAATTGTTAGCGGTTGCCAAAACTTCTCAACCAATTGTTAAATCGTTTGATAAAGAAGTACTGATTAAAGTTAAATTATCATTCTAATTAATTTTTAGATAATAAGTGAAGCCCCCTTTTACAGGGGGTTTTTCATTTATCAAATATTTATATAAAATCAAAAGAAATAAATGTTAAAAGAAATACCAAAATCGGATATTATAGTTAGACCGATAAAGGTTTATAAAGAATGGACATTGGATGAAAACGATGTAAAACCTATATTTGGCGAAACCATAACAGGACTTGTTGATGTTGAAAACGGGGAAACGAGTCATGGGTATAACAAAAATGTAATATACACATCAATTAAATCTCAGTTTTATAGAAATTCTTCCACCGCTTCTATATTAACCGAAGTTGGTAAAAGACATTCATATGCATCCAATAATGAAAGAGTATTGAGTAATGAGTTGGTTGTAATATCAATACCACAGAGATATGTAGGAGAAGGTATAAAAATAGGTAGTGTAAGATTAGAAGATGAACAAACTCAAAAAGTTTATACTGATGATAGTTTTTCAAACTTATTAGATTCTGGAAGTAATGTAGCAGGTAATATTTTTTACGATAGAGGAACAATTGTATTAACTAGAGATATACTTAGTGGTTCGGTAATGACTAATTTTACGTTAGAATATCGTTCAACGCAAACTATATATGAAAACGAAATATTTGTATCGGTATTAGAAAACGAATTTAATGTTTCACAAAATCCTAGTGCAGTTTACGAAATTGGAAATTCTACAAAAATTATAAACGTAAGTAATGCAAGTGCTGGATTAAGAGGTACTGGGAGTGTTGATATTTCTTATTACGAGCCTGGCACTAGATTAATACGAAATTCTAGATTCCCATATATTTCTAACTTAGATACAACTAAAATGGGTAGTTTTGATGATTATTTATATAGTGGTTCAATAGACCCAACCGGTTCTTTTTTAGCACCATATATAACTACAATTGCATTATATGATGATAATCTGGATATGGTTGCTGTTGCTAAACTGGCACAGCCAATTAAATCGTTACCAGATTACCCATTAAATTTTATAGTTCGTTTCGATACATAATGTTATATTTATAATAGTAAATAAATTAAAAAAATGGCAAGTATTTTAGACCTATACACACAAAAAACTCCAAAAACTGGAGTAGCTAACACTAAAGGAGTTGATACTACTCCAATAGGAGCAGATAATCCGAGAGGAGAATTTAAACCATCCAAAGACCTTTCTAAAGATGAAAAGGCTTTAAAAAACGCTAGAGGTGGTACATTAAAAGAAAAAAAATACTCGGATAGTATTACAAAAAAGTAGTGAATGTCTTGGAAATTTAATGGAAATATTGTTACGGAGGAAAACACACCGGAAGGTGCGGTTGGGTTTGTCTATAAAATGATACATATACCAACTGGTAGATTTTATATAGGGAAAAAGTCCCTAAATCAAGTTCGAAGATTGAAACCCTTAAAGGGAAAGACTAGAAAGAGAGTTGTTAGAAGTACTTCCGATTGGGAGAAATACTATTCATCAAACGAATGGATTAAGTCCGAAGTAAAAGAAGGTAGAGCTGGTGATTTTGAAAGAGAAATTATCCAGTTTTGCTTTTCCAAAAAATCCTTATCATATTACGAAATCAAATGGCAGTTTCATTACGATGTACTGGCCAACGAACAAGCAATAAACGAAAACCTTATGGGAAAATTCTTTCGTAAGGATATTATAAACTAAAGTTATGACAATACCTGAAATCGCAAAAAAGTACGGAATCTCCGAAGCTTACTTAAACGCAAAAGATGATGCACTACAAATAGCTGCTGCATCCCTAATAGACCTTAAAAATATGGTTATTCAAAACCAACCAAGAGAGAATATAGCTAATAAATTACAATTTTTAGCAGATTTCTTATATGACTGCAAGAATTCAAACCATTAATTAGGTAATATCAGATAAATTTCGTATATTTGAGGTAATAATATCCAAAGTATGCTATCTGGTAGAAACAAATTACAAATAATCACAATATTAGATTCTACGTTAGGCGTAGGTTCATCACTTAAAGGTAATGAACAGGCACATCATTGTCCATTTTGTAACCACCACAAAAAGAAACTTCAAGTTAATTTAGATACACAAAGATGGCATTGCTGGGTATGTGATTCTAAAGGTAGAAGTATCTATTCATTACTTCGCAAACTTAATGTAGATATTAGAGACCTGAATAGGGTTAGGGATGTATATGGTGATGAGCCTGAATATGATTCTAAAGAGGAGTATGTAGCTAAGTTACAATTACCTAAAGAATTCAAACAATTATATTTCAAACCAACTGGTTCATTTAATCCATCATATAATCAAGCTATCTACTACCTAAATAAAAGAGCTATCACAAAAGCTGATATCGTAAAGTATAACATTGGATATTGCGAAGATGGGTTATATGGTGGTAGGGTTATTATACCTTCTTACGATGATAATGGTGACCTTAATTATTTTGTAGCTCGTTCATTTTATGAAGATGAGAAAATGAAGTATAAGAATCCACCTGTAAGTAGAGACGTAATTGTATTTGAGAATCAAATTAATTGGAACGAACCAATTACTTTAGTTGAGGGCGTATTTGATTCATTCTCGGTTAAGAGAAATGTAATTCCATTGTTGGGTAAATTCTTACTCAGCAAACTCAAAAATAAAATTATGGAAAAGGGTGTTAAGGATGTAACAATTATGTTAGATTCCGATGCCGTTGGTGATTCTACTAAGCATACCGAATGGTTTATGAAAAATGGAATTAAAGTGAGGAATATTATACCAACCGATAAAGATGCTGGTGAAATGGGATTCCAAAAAGTAAATGAAATGTTAAAAGATGCCAAACAAACCAATTGGGACGATTTGGTACTTTCAAAACTAAATAATATATGAGTTTAAAAAGGATATATCATATCGCGGATATTCATATTCGTAATGTAAAAAGACACAAAGAATTTAGAGGTGTATTTGATAAGATGTTTGAAGAAATTCGTAAAAGAGGTACGGAAGATTCAATCATTTATTTAGCAGGTGATATTGCACACGCTAAATTAGAATTATCTCCGGAATTAGTGAGAGAGATTAGTTGGCTATTTACCGAATGTTCTAATCATTGTAAAACTATTCTTATTGCAGGTAATCACGATTGTAATATGAATAACTCTGACCGTTTAGACGTACTTTCACCCATCGTAGATGCACTCAATCTTCCAAATTTTCATTATTTAAAAGATACACAAGTATTTTGGGAAGATAAAGTTGCGTTTGCAGTATATTCTATTTTTGATAACAAAGATAATTGGCCTAAAGCAGATGATTGGACAATGATGCCGGCCAGAAAAAAGATTGCACTATTCCACGGACCTGTGGACCATTCACAAACCGATGTAGGTTATGTAGTATCATCTAGACATTTCACAACTGATATGTTTGATGGATACGATTTAGCCCTTTTAGGTGATATCCACAAAAGACAAGAACTAATCTCTCCTAAAGGTTGTAAGTGTGTTTACGCGGGTTCGTTAGTGCAACAAAATTTTGGAGAAACCTTAGATAAGCATGGGTTTTTAGTTTGGGATTTGGACACCTTAACATATGAAGGAGTGGACATTAAAAATGATTATGGATATTACACTATGGATATTGTTAATGGTGTGGTACCTGATGTAACCGATTTACCAAAGTTTCCACGTCTTAGAGTTCGTATATCCGATACGGACGCCGTTGATACTAAAAGAGCAATCACCGAAATTAAAGTGAAGTATGGTGTAGATGATTTCACTACGATAAGAACTGATAGTTTAGCAAAGAAAAAAACTGGTGATAGAG